TAGAGCAACGATAGTGTCATACCCTGTAGGCCACACCTTAGTAATGTCAATCGAGCCTGTAGAGCCGCCTGTCCAGTGTGAGCCTTGCAACAGATCAGACCAATAAATAGTAGACTTGTCATCTGTAAAGTCTGCCACCCAAAGACGACCAAACGCTGCTAAACACTCGTTACCTTGTGGCGGCGTGCCTGTAGAGTGTCCGTGATCTGACATAGGGTCAAATGTACTGGTGCTGTCTTTGTAAACTAACGGCTCATATCCACGCTGAAAGAAATACATAGAGTCGTTGAAGTTGACCATCTTCCAGTTATTAGCTGTAATGGTGTATCCCGCAGGAGTTAGGTCAGTTAGCGTTGTTGTACCTGAAAAGACTTTGTTGTTTCCTGCCGAGAAGAAAAGAGTATCTCCGTCTTCAGCAACAAACTCGCCCATTGACTCTATACCGTCAGATGTACCAAGAACAGCTGCGCCGTTAGTGGTGATCATCGTATAGCCCTTACGAGAGGCAACTCTGCCTTCTTTGTCAATTACACAGTTATCAGCAACAGCAGCAAAGCTAGGCTCTTGCGCTAGCGGAGCATCTTGTGTGTTGATGCCTGCAAATCCCGGAGCTGTAATTGTAATGCTCTGTAGTTGTTGAGCCATTAGAGTTCCTTATACAGCAACAAATGTGGTGTCTTCTGCATACTTGTTAGCGTCAAACGCTACAGCATCAGACAACGTAGCATCAGCTATAGCAAACTGCTCTGCTGCTGACTGACCGCCTGTCTCACCACGCTCACGTAACGCCATAGCCAAAGCAAGCTGTAGCACAGGGTTGTATGGCACTTTCAATACATCAGCGTCTGCTGTTAAATCAGCCTGTCTAGCAAACGCATCAAAGAACAAACTGTAGATGTTGTCTGGCTGTGGGTACACTTGTACAGTAATGTCGCCGTTAGCGTCTGTTCCAGTAAAAGCAAACTTAGAAGGAGAACCCGCAGCAGGCGTCATTAGTTTATAATACCTGTTCATTTCTGTTCTGTTGCTAGACATAAACCTAGTCTTGCTTGTTGTGTTCAACGCTTCTCGTACTTCTACTTCTTGTCCTGCGTTTGTTAGAGGATACACAGACGTTCCGTTAACTGTGTCAAAGTCAATAGAAACACGCAAAGCAGACCAACTATGTGAGTCTTCTACAAGCTGTTTAGCGTCATTAACAAAGTCTCCAACTAAAGCTGAATAACTTGTCTCTGCTACTGTGTCTACTTGGTTTTCACGAAGCCTGCGTAGAACACTGTTTACTAGTTCTAAATATGTCATCCTAGTTTCCTATGTATGTAAAAACAGCGCCTATGCTTGCAACAAGTATTATCCAAAGTAGACGCTCCATTGTCCTTGCACTGGCTATGTTTTCAGCTAAACAGTCCATCTTATTCTCTATAGCGTCTACTTTAGTCTCAATATGTGACTGCCGATTAAACACAGTGACAAGTCTTTCTTCAACACGCGCTAATGACACGATAGCTTCTTGTAATGTGTCAATCTTCTTTTCTACTCTGCTTAGTCGGTCTTCCATCTAACTACTCCAATATATCAGTTAGGTATTTATCTAAACAACCCTGACTTTAAGATTATTTCCTGCCAGTGCGGTAATCCTGACCTTGTTCTGAGCAGGAGCATCGAAGTCATAGTCAGTTCCTAAAACAGCACCTTTGTTCAAGATGTTAGCATCGTAGTTAATCGCTACACCGTTTGAAGAAGGCACTGTCGTACCACTGGTCATATTCAGGATAATAGACAAATCAAAGTCATTACTTAGTGCTATGTGGTTCGGGTCTGTTACTGCGTCTAGTTGAGTCTTGTCCATTTGGTTTGTGTAGGCTGTTGAGCTTGTGCTGTATTGATAAACCTTTCCCACAGGATATGGGTTATCAACAATATACATTTTAGTTCCATCAGCATTAGCAGCAATTCCTTGTGGGCTACTAACCTGTGACGCTACTGAAAAATTCTCAAGATAAGAAGCGGTAGTTATGTCAAATGCAGTGGATAAATCATATGCGTTAATATCATTTCCACTAGTGCCAACCACTAACATTTTAGTTCCAGTTGAGCTAAATATAAACCCAGATGGGTTTGCTTCTTGAGAAGCTACACTAAAACTTACTGAGTCGTAAGAGGCAGTTGATAGGTCAAACGCTGTAGAAAGACTGTATTGATACACCGAATCATTTTGTCTGCCTATTAAGAACATCTTAGTTCCAGTAGTATTAAACGCCACATCTCTTGGGCTATTGTCTTGTCCTGAAATAAGAAAACTCACTGAGCTATAAGCAGCAGTCGATAGGTTAAAAGCCGTTGATAATGAGTATTGATAAATTCTAAAACTATTTAAGCCAACCGCGTAAAACTTAGTACCGTCAGCATTAAAAACAAAACCTTCCATGTTTCCGTCTTGCCCAGACATACTAAAACTCACTGAGTCGTAAGATGCTGTTGACACATCATAAGCAGTGGATAATGTATACTGGTATATCGCATCGCCAGTGACACCATTCATGTACATCTTAGTTCCATCTAAGTTAAAACGAACACCTCTTGGCTGAGTGTCTTGTGTCGCTAAGTTAAAACTCTTTGAGTCATAAGCTGCCGCACTTAACTGATAACCAACAGCGCCAACAGCACCCTCCATAGCCTGTGCAATCGTAGCTAACTCTGTATTCGTAGCGCCGTTTACCCAAGTCTGCGAAGCGTATGTAGCGTTAGAGTTGTACTG